TGGTCGGTCCGACACCCCGTTAGTTTTTTACGGGGAAAAACAGACGATTAAACCCAGATAACAAATGGCCAAGCCGCCCTCGAACCTCGACCTCGCGCAAGCGCTCGGCATCACGCCTCAGCGCGTCTCGGTGCTGCGCGGCGAGGGAATGCCGTGCGACTCGGTGGACGCGGCGGTGGCGTGGAGGGAAGCCCGGAAGCAGGCGAGGAAGGCGAACGCGCCGAAGGCCGTCCCCGCGTCCCTGGACGACGGCACGCTGGCCGGCACGATCGCGGAGCACCGTCGGCTGGTGGCCCAGGCGCAGGCGGTCTGGCGTGCGGCGATGGAGGGAGGGGATCCGAATCAGGCGAAGTACCAGACGGCCTACAACCAGTCCCTGAAGACGCTGGTCAATCTCGAGGAGGAGGCCGAGCGTCGGGCCATCCTGGTCAAAGACTTCATCAAGTCGACGGAGGCGGCGGACGCGATGAGGCAACTTGCGGCGGACGTGGTGAACCGATTGGACAAGCTCGCGCTGGACGTGGCGGAGCAATGCAACCCGGAGAATCCGGCCAAGGCGGTGAAGGCTTTGGAGGCGTGGGTGCGTCGGGTGAAGGCCGACCTTTCCGAGCATGACGCGGGCTGAGCTGCTGGCCTTGGGTCGCGAGGTGCTGCGGCCTGCGGACGACGGGGACGTGGTACGCTGGCTTGAGACGAACGTGACTGCCATCCCTGACTCGCCCTTGCCCGGGCCGTTCCGATCTGACCGCACGCCGTGGATCGCGGAGGCGGTGCGTCTGGCTGCCGACCCCGAGGTGCGTCTGCTGACGGTGCTTGCCAGCATCCAGTCGGGCAAGTCTCTCTTTGCGCGTCTGCTGACGTGCCACATCGTGGCGAACGCAAGCGGCCCGACGATGGTGCTTCAGGCGACGGACCCGGAGGCCAAGGACTTCGCGTTGCGATACCTGCGGCCCCTGTGGCGTCATTGCCCGCCCGTGGTGGCGCGGCTTAAGGACGAGGACATGGACCGCTCGACGACGGCGGACTTCGACCGCATGACGCTCTACTGCCGCGGGGCGTGGAATGAGTCGAACCTTCAGCGGCTGTCCCTGCGCTACGTCATCGGGGACGAGTGCTGGCTGTGGCCTGCGGGGCACTTGGCGGAGGCGAGCGCACGCGTGACGGCCTTCGGCTGGATGGGCAAGCGCATCTTCATGTCGCAAGGCGGGCTGGCCGGGTCGGAGTTCCATCAGTTGCACGACTCGACGGACTGCCGGGATTGGAACTTCAAGTGCCCGAAGTGCGGTACGTTGCAGCCTTGGGTCTGGGAGCAGATCAGGTTCCCGGAGGAGGCGAAGGCCAGCGGGACGTGGAACCTTGAGCAAGTGAGCAAGGGCACGACGTACGAGTGCGCTTCCTGCCTTGAGCGACTGCCGGACAACAACGCGACCCGCTACGAGGCCAACGCGGGCGGGACGTTCATCGCGACGAAGGCGGCGAGCAACAGCGGTCACGTCGGCCTGCATTGGAACTCGCTGGCCACGATGTCCTGGGGTGAGCTCGGGGTGATGATGCTCAAGGCCAAGGAGGCCGCGGACGTCTTCGGGGACGAGGAGCCCCGGCGCATCTTCAAGCAGAAGCGGCTGGCGATGGCGTGGGCGGAGGAGGGCGGTGCCATCGTCAAACTGGCCGAGGCGTCGCCCTACAAGATGGCGGACGAGTGGGAGCACGAGGCCCGCATCACGGCGGCCCGCGGCAAGGTGGTCGAGCAATCCGAGGCGAAGGCCGGGGACCTGCCGTTCCGCACGGCCGGCATCGACGTGCAGCGCGGTCACTTCTTCATGGTCATCCGCTCCTGGGCGAAGACCGGGCACAGCCGCCTGCGCTGGTTCGGCAAGGTCGAGACGTGGCAGCAACTCGACGACATCCTCAGGCAGCACGCCGTCCACAAGGCGCTTGTGCTCATCGACTCGGGCGACCAGACCGACATGATCTACCGGGAGGGCGGGGCCCGCCGCGGCTGGAAGTGCACGAAGGGCTCGGGCAACCTGGACTTCACGGTCAGGGACAAGAACGGCGGGACGGCCAAACGTTTCTTTTCCGAGAAGCAGGCGGTGATGGTGCCGGGCTTCCCGACGCGGGCGCAGCTCATCGTCTTCTCGAACCTCGTGGCGAAGGACATCCTGAACGGCCTGCGGGTGAAGCGGCTGCACACCTACGCCGAGGACGCCCCGCCCGAGTACGTCGACCAGTTGAACGCCGAGATCAGGGTGGTGGACCGCAAGACCGGGAGGCCCGCCTGGGTGCTTCCGGCCGGCAGGAAGGGTGACAACCACGCCCTTGACTGCGAAGTCCTCGCCATGCTTTGCGCCATCCGCTGGGGCATCGTGGGCAAGGAGGCATCGGCGGCTGGGGATTTGACAACAGTTGAAGGCGGGTCAGACTCAACGACGTGACGGGTCCCGTGGCGTCGTTGTTGGTGAATAAACGGGCATGGAACGCGGGGCCCGTCACTCCTTGCCATTTCGCCCAAGTTTAAATGGCATCCGGCATCTTCATCGGCCTGACTGAGTGCGAGCTCCTGGACATCAAGGCGAAGGCGGTCGCCATGATCACCGAGGGAAAGACCCTGATGTCCTACTCGGACAGCGGCTCGTCGGCGTCCAAGCAGTTCGCGATGCCTCCGAAGGAGATGCTTTCCGAGGCCTTGTTCGCCCTTTCTCGCCTTGACCCTGCGACCTACGGCCAGCGCCGGACGGTCATCACGAACTCCTGGCAGAACAGGCAGGACTGATTTATGGCACGCCGCAAGACCACGCCCACGAAGAAGACTAAGGCCGACCGCAAGGACGCGCCGAAGCCGCAGGCCGGATACGGCGACTGGCAGTCGGTGGGCTCGACGCATCAGCGCCGCATCATCTTCGGCTCCGCGCCGCAGGACCTGCGCCGTGACCTGAAGCCCTACGACCGTCTGGCGATGGTGAAGAAGTGCCGCTGGGCGGAGCGCAACTCCGGCCTGTTCCGGCAGATCCTCGGGGACATGGTGCTCTACACGGTCGGCGACGGCATTAGGCCGCAGTCGCACGCGGAGGACGCGGAGAAGGCCAAGCGCTACGAGGAGTACTTCCACGAGAAGACCAAGCGCCTGGACGTCACCAATCGTTTCTCATTCTACCAATGCCAGTCGGTGCTGCTCCGGGCGATGGTCCGGGACGGCGACGCCTTCGCGGCCAAGGTCCGCAACGGCGCCGGGCAGGCCAAGGTGCAGCTCATCGAGGCGCACCGCGTGGCGGACGACCCCAACGTGGAGCCGCCCGAGGGCCAATGGGACGGCGTGGGCTTCGGCCCCTTCGGCGAGCTGCGCTACTTCAACGTCATTCGGTCGGACGGCTCCAGCCGGCAGATCCTGGCGAACGCCATGATGCACGTCGTGGACCACGAGTACGCCAGCGGCGCGCGCGGCGTCCCGATGATGCAGCACAGTATCAACTCTATCCAGGACGAAAAGGAGGTGCTGGCCTTAGAAGTCCAAGGGGTGAAAGACAACTCAGACGTAAATCGGGTGATCAAGAAGGCCGGCGGCACGGTGGACGGCGACATGGCCTTCGAGCTCGGCGCCTCGGTCAACGCGACCTACGACAACCTTTCCTCGCAGATGGGCGGCAAACTCATCGTGCTTGAGCCCGGGGAGGACTTCCAGTCCTTCGCGTCGAACCGTCCGAACCCGACCTTCACGGGCTTCCTTGCGGCGCTGGAGAAGGACGTCTCGATGGGCGTGCTGCCTTACGAGTTCGTGAACGACCCGAGCAAGATCGGCGGGGCTGTCGTCAGACTTGTGACCGCTAAGGCGTCACGCGTCTTCGGCAAGTATCAGACCGTCCTAATCGACACTTTCTGCATCCCGACCTGGGGCTATGTAATCGGGCAAGGCATCGCCAACGGCGACCTGCCGGACGACCCCAAGTGGAACGTGACGTCCTGGACCACGCCCAAGAGCGTGACGGTGGATGCCGGCCGCGATGCAGCCAACGACCGCAACGACGTTGAGATGGGACTGCTGTCCATGTCTGAGCTCTACGCCCAGCGCGGCCTCGACTTCCGCAGCGAGATGCAGAAGCGGGCCGACGACATGAACTACATCATCGCCCTTGCGAAGGACAAGGGCATCCCGGTGTGGATGCTCTACAAGCCCGGCTTCAACTGGCTCCAGCAGGGGCAGGCCAACGACCAGATCCCCTCGGAAGTTTCCGACAATCTCGACCTACCTCCTCCTCCCGCCGAACCTACTCCCGATGCGCTTCCTGAATAACGGACTCAAGGGCCGCGAGGCCCTTCTCATCGAGCCTGCCAAGGCTCAGGACTTTGCGGCCATCGCCGAGAAGTTCGGCTTCTCGGACATGATCGCCAAGCTGCTGGGCGCGCGCCCGGAGGCATACGTCACCGAGAACGGCATCGGGGTCATCCCTGTGTCCGGCGTCATCGGAAAGGGTCTTTCGCCGCTCGAGAAGATGGTGGGCGCGGTGGACGTGAACGACATCGCCGAGCAGATTGACGTCTTCGAGTCTGACCCTGCGGTGACCCGCATCGCCTTCGAGATCTCATCCCCTGGCGGGACGGTCACGGGGGTCGAGGAGTTGGCGAAGAACATCCGCGGCATCAGCGTCCCGACGATGGCCTACACGGACACCGAGATGGCGTCCGCCGCGTATTGGCTAGGCTCGCAGGCCGACCACGTCCTCGCCTCGCCGTCCTCGACGGTCGGCAGCGTCGGCGTCTATCTGGTCGTCCCTGACCTGTCCGAAGCCTACAAGCAGATGGGCGTCGAGATGAAGGTCATCAAGGCCGGCAAGTTCAAGGCCGCCGGGCTTGAAGGCACGTCTCTTTCCGAGGAGCAGGTGAAGAACTTGCAGGAAGGCGTGGACGAGATTCACGCGGACTTCCGCGCCGCGGTGAAGGCCGTGCGCTCCCGCGTCAAGGATGAGGACATGGAGGGGCAAGTCTTCTCCGGCCGTCAGGCCGCCGCCCGTGGCATGGTCACGGGTCTGGCCGATTCCTTCCGCGAGGCCCTGTCCAAGTTCTGATGCCTCAGACCGTCCCCGTCCCGGACTACGTCAGCGCCGCCGCCAAGCGCGGGCTGGAGTGGCACGCCGAGGGCAAGTCCGGTGACGGGGTGGTTGACCGCACGATCCGGGAGGCCCGCGACATGGTGGAGGGCAGCATCTCGGAGGACAAGGTGCGGCGCATGGGGCCATGGTTCCGCCGTCACCGTGCGGACATGGACGCCCCGAAGAACAAGCCTGGGAACGACGACTTCCCCGGGGCCGGCGCCGTGGCGTGGGCCTTGTGGGGCGGGCCTACTTCGGGCGACATCATGCGGTCCGCCGAATGGGCTGAACGGACGGTCGAGCGCCTGGACCGTGAGGCCGCACTTGCCAATGTTTCAAAAGATAAGATGACCCTCGAAGAGCAGCTCGCCAAGATTGAAGCCGAAGCCGCCGCCGTCCTCGCCGAGCGCGACGACCTGCGCGCCACCGTCGAGAAGCTGACGGTCGGAGCCGCTTCCGAACTCGAGGCCGTGAAGGCCGAGGCCGCCGCGAAGGACGCCCGCATCGTCGAACTGTCCGGCGCCATCGAGGCCAGCGACAAGCTAGTCGCCGAACTGACCGAGAAGGTCATCGGCCTTGAAGCGTCCAAGGTCAGCGCCTCCGCCGAGGCCGCCAAGATCGCCGCGTCCGTGGGCGTTGCCCCGGTGGAAGTCTCTCCCGCCGACGGCGTGGAGTCCGTGGCCGACAACCGCAGCGTCCTTGAGAAGTACATGGCGCTCTCCGGCGAAGCCCGCACCGCCTTCTTCAACGCCAACAAGGCCGCCATCTTCGCGGCCATGCGCGTCTCCTGATTTTCTCTCACCCTCAATCCTAAATCCTAACTAACTACTACCGTGGCCAATAGCATTCAAAGCGCGCCCTCTGTACTCGCCGATTCGGTGATCAGCTCAATCAAGTACAAGCTCCCTGTACTTTCGGGCTTCTCCAGCGTCTTCTCCTCGTCCATCTCGGGCCAGGGCAAGACCATCCAGGTGCCCCTGATCGGCACGTCCACCGCCACCGAGTTCGGTGCCTCCGGCTACCTCACCCAGGATGACGCCACCGTCACCAAGGCTGACGTGACCCTCAAGCATTTCAAGGTGTCGACCCGCGTCTCCCCCCTGAACATCCGCGAGTACGGCATGAGCTTCTTCCAGAACTTCGCCGTGACCGCCGCCAACGCGCTCTCCCAGAAGTGCCTCGACGAAGTCGCTGCGCTCATCACGAACGCCAACTACTCGGCGAACACCAACACCGGCGCTGACCTGTCCTATGCCGAAGCGGTGGCCTCCCAGAAGACCCTCGACGACGCCGGTGCTGCCCAGCCCCGCGCGATGGTCCTCAACAGCAAGTACATCGCCGACCTCCGCGGTGACTCCTCGATCGTCGGAGCCAACGGCTTCGGTGCGAACGTCATCCAGTCCGGCAACATCGGCCAGCTCGCCGGCGCGAACGTCTACCAGTTCGCCGGTCTCCCTGACAACAGCGAGAACCTCGCGGGCTTCGCCTGCGGCGCCGACGCCATCGCCGTCGCCTCCGCCCTCCCGATGACCGAGATCCCCGGCTGGGAAGTCGCCAACGCGACCGACGCCGACACGGGTCTGTCCGTCCAGGTCATCATGGGCCAGGAGCAGAGCGGTCTGTACAACATCACGGCCACGCTCCTCTTCGGTGCCGCCGTGGGTCGCGCTGGTTCGCTCGTCCGCCTCAAGACCGCCTAATAGCGGCCTGAGCCTAAGAACGGGGCCCCCATCTGGGGGCCTCTTTTTTTGCCATACCGCCCAAGGGTAGGATGTCCCTTTACGGTTCCGAGCTGCTGAATGACGCCAAGGAGATGATCGCGGACTTCGGGGTGGCCGGGTCGGCGAACTCCGGGGCCCTGACTTTCAAGTGCCTGCTGTCTGAACCGCAGGTCACCCAGACGCTCGAGGCGGGGGGGTTTGTGACCCAGACCCAGCACACCGTCCGACTGCCTGCTTCCGACGCCTCCTGGAGCCTGCCAGACGGGTCTAATGGGGCATCTGGGGCCATCATCAGCGGCGGGGCTCCCGTGGCCTCCCTAGGGCTCGGAAAGAAGATTGTGGCTGGGGGCAAGAACCTGCGGGTGACGGGGCAGACCTACAAGCCCGGGTCGGCGTGGGTGACCTTGGTGGTCGTCGACGACGACGAGTGACATGGCCGTCCGGCTTTCCGGCAGCCTGGACCCCAAGACCAGGGCGGACTTCGAGAAGGCCCTGGCTGACTTCGCGGCCAACTCAAAGCAGACGTTTTTCTACGTCGCGCTGAAACAGGCGTCCCTGCTTTGCTCGGACACGGCGGCCTTCACCCCGCCGCTTGCCAAGGGTGGCGGAAAGGGTCTTTCCATCTCCGCGAAGAAGGCCGGGGAAGGAGCGGTCGCTGGCGACGTCAGCAAGCTGATGGTCGGGGCTGACAACCGCACGTTCAAGAAGCAGGCGCAGAAGGCCAGCAAACGGACGGCGGTCATGCGCGACCTGATCATGGCGACGCGGATGAACGACATGGGGGCCTTCAACAAGACGGTGCAGGCCGCGCAGCTCCAGACCCTTCAGACCCTCTCGCCGATCATGCGGCGCATCCTGAACGACCCGAACTATGAGCGGGCTTTCGGCAAGGCTCGGAACTACCTTGCGCGTGCGCACATGAAGCCTTCCGACAAGCCTGGGTTCGTCACCGACCTGCGTGGTCGGCATGACACCGGCAAGGCTCCGTTCGGCGGGCGCATCAAGCCCGGGCAGAGGCCGAAGGGAAAGAAGGGCGTGGTCGAGACGCAGGCCGCCATCGACGCCTACGTCAAGGAGCGCCAGCGGCAGGTGGGCAAGACCAAGTCGGGGTGGCTGCGGTCGCTTGAGTCCCTGCCCAACATCATGAACAAGAAGGGCAACCCGTTGAACTTCGGCGGCCCGCTGCGCAAGGCATCATGGCTGGCAGCGCATACGTCCTCGGACGGCTACGGATCGCACCAGCTCGACCCGGCCAACCTGGTCGTGACCATCGGCAACCGCTCGGGGAACGTGAACAACATCGCCGACGAGTCCGGGGCGGAGCGGCTGGCCTACGGCAACCGCGTCAAGCAGATGATGCGGGACCTTGACCAGCTGCTTCGAAAGGACGTTGCCCGATTCAACCAAGGGTAAGATGGGAACCAAGAGCATCAGGCACATCGTCGAGGGGCTTGTGGCCCAGCAGCTGGCCCTGGACGACGGGCTGACGGGGGTCAACTTCTACACCGGGGACGGCGGGTCCACGATGGCGCTGCCCAAGTGCGTCGTGCTGGTGGACTCGGCGAAGGCTCCGGCCGACCTCCCTGAAGGACTCGGGAACTACCTGTGCTCTGTCCGCGTGACCCTTTTCAGCAACGCCGACGACACGACCCTGACGGCGCACCGGGCACGCTGCGCTTCCATCGCCGGGGTCATGCAGGGCTTGTCCGCGATGCAGGCGGCCTTCACGGCCAGCGGGGACGCTACCCTTTACGACATCACCCCGATCAGCGAGGACGAGGGGGTGGACGAGCGGTCCTGGGCGACTGTTTTCGCCTATGAACTTCTGACGGTGGTCCCGGCCGTCTGACCCTTGCCAATCTGCCCAAAGTAAATGGCCGCCGTAATCAATGGAACGACCTGCCTCTACGGAGTGGCGGGCACAGTCACCAACCTTTTCGTGCAGTCCTACACGGTCAGCGCGTCCTTCGTCTCCGAGGACACGGTGGTCGACGAGACCGGCCTGACCAAGACGCACCGCCTGGACGACCGCAAGACGGAGCTGACCATCGAGGGCATCGCCAAGACGGACACCCCGCCCGTGCTCGGCGCGGCCATCACCTTCACGGTGTCGACGACCAGCGCCTACCCCAGCGGCTCGGCCTCCAAGACCTACGTCGGCACGATCACCAAGCTCGAGGAGCGCGGCGGCAACAAGGAGTTCGTCAAGGTGTCCATCACCGCGGTGGACTACGAAGGCATCACGCCTGCCTGATTGACTTGAGTCAATACGGGGGACAATGACCCCGTGGACCGACGATTCCTTGCGGCCTTCACCGACCCGGCTCCCGTGCGGATGCTGGGTCGGGTCGTCTATCCCTTCTGCCTGAAGCACCGGGTGCGGCTGCTGGCCATTGAATCGCCCCTGGTCAGGGAGGGCGAGATAACGCCGGCGGACCTGATGGTGGCCGTGCAGATCTGCGCCGAGGAGCCCATCGGGGACTTCAGTCTGGCGGACAAGTGGCGGGTGCTGCGGATGACCAGCGACCGCAAGCGCTTTGAGCGCGAGCTGGAACGGTTCATCTCCTACGTCCAGATCAGCGCGTGGCCGAAGTTCTGGGAGAAGGAGGGCAAGAGCACGGGCGACGCGGGCGGCTCGATGCCGTGGCCGTTGTCGGTGGTGGCCGGGCTCATCTCGAGCGGCATCCCTGAGCAGCGTGCGTGGGAGATGCCGGAGTGTCAGGCGGTCTGGTACTCGTGCGCGTTCGCGAAGGCCAAGGGGGTGGACCTCAACGTGCTTTCCACCGAGGAGGAGGACTTCATGGAGCAGGTGCGACTTGCCAGCCCTCCAGAGGTAAAGACACATGAGCAGAGTCCTGGAATACCAGATCAAGGGGAAGTCTGACGTCGAGCAGGTCGTCGGCCGGGCGAAGGCCAGCGTCAGCCAGTTCCAACAGGTGACCGACACGGTCACCAAGAAGTTCGGTGAAATCGGCAAGGACTTCGCCATGCGCTTCCTGGCGCCGATGGCGTTGTTTCAGTCGTTCGTCAGCATGATTCAGGACTCGATTGCTCAGGCCAAACAGGAAGCAAAGGAGGGTCTTGAGCTCATCGCCAAGGGAGAGACCGCCTTTGCAAACAGCGAGGAGAAAAGGATGGCAGCCTATTTCAAGGCCAAGAAGGAACGCGAAGAAGAACTGCGTCTGGTCGAAGCCGGAAAGAAGGAGGCCGCGGCCCAGTTCATGCAGACGGCCGAAGGTCAGGCCCTTGCCGAGAAAATGGCAGCGGAACGTATCGCGAACCTAGGAGCCACGGCCGGCCTCGACTTCGAGGCGTTCAAGAACAGCCTGAAGGCCGACAAGGATTTCCAGCGGGCCGCCGTCAATGCCTTCATGAAGTCAGACGAAGGACGCGCCGTCGTCGGACCTAATCCTGCCAAAGCCTTGAGCGAAGCCAAGGCCGTCTCCGGCAACGTCATCGGGGTCGGCCAGTCGCCCGTGATCGCGGCGATGAACGAGACTAATGACCTGTTGCGGCAGGTGGTCGTCAACACGACGCCGGCGCAGCCTGCTCTCACACCCGACCCAAATCTTACTAACAAGTCCCCGTCGCGGGCAGCCCTTCTGATGGGTCGATAATCTATGGCACGCATCTCAAACGGAAACGCCCTGACGACCGCCCTGCTCCAGCCGGGCTGGACGTTCGAGAACAACGGCTACGGCCTGATCACGGTCAAGGCGCGGTGGGCCGTGGACGAGGCCAGCATAGGCTCGGCTACTGACATCGGCATCGGCGCGACTTTCACGGAGGCCAGCGGCGAGACGCTGAAGTGCACCAAGTCAACGGAAGCCTACCAGAAGAACGGGATTGTGTACGTCGACCAGGAGTACGTCGGCATCGCGTCTGCCACGGGCTCGACGACCCGCCCGGACGTGACGGCCTCCAACGGCCTGACCTCGGAGCACATTACGACCCACCCGCAGTTTTTCACGGCCTCGACGGGCATCGCGGGCCCCAAGCCTTTCACGGCTTCTAGCATCACGCAGTCGAACGGTGCGCCGCTTTACAAGGGTCTGAACGGGGCGCACTTCCAGGACCCCGAGGGCGGCAAGTTCGTCGGCTTCCTCGACCCGACCTATCCGCTCTACTACGGCAAGAGCCATTACCTCGCCCCGGTGACGTCCTTCTCCGGCGTGATCTACACGACGAGCTCCTCGGTCCTGACTGACATGAAGGGCGACATCGGCCGGACGAGCGGCAGCAACGCCTTCAGCAGCAACGTGCTTCTGCCTTCGGTCTTCGGCACGTCCTTCACGGTGTCGGGCCGCAACCAGCTTCTTCTGTCGCAGGTGAACATGGAGTCCTATGCGCTCAACTCGAGCGGGGTTCCGTACATCATGAAAATCAACTACGAGATACGCTACAACGTGGACGGCTACGTCAGCCCGGTCTACGAGGCGTCCTGAGCATGAACCTTCAGCCAGGGACGGGCTACGGTTTTTCTGCGGGGGCTTTCGGCGCGACGCTGAACGTCGGCGAGCCTTTCGGCGAGGACTCCTTCCGGGTCTCCGACCATCCCTTCCGGGTCTTCAGCGCCGGCAGCGCGACGGTGGGAGGTTCGCCTGAGTACTACTTCTACTGCACGCCCGGGACAATCAACAACCTTGACCCGCTGATGTCGGACGTCGGCGGCACGGCGAAGAAGATGACGGACACGCCGAGGCCCAAGGCCAAGTGGGACTTCAACAGCACGACCCATTACTCCTACGTCTACCTCGACGTCGGGGTGCGCTCTACCGACCCGCTGGTCTACCCTGAGACGGACGACACGAACGTCCGCTATCCCCTGGTCGGGGCGACTGACATCCAGGTGGCGAGCGACAACGACTTCGGCAAGATCGTGCTTGCGGCGGCCTACAAGGACCCGACGACCAGCGCCATCACAATCTGGCAGTACGTCACGGGGTCGCTCTGGTCCGACCGCATCAAGATGGCTGGCATCGACGCCCGCTACTTCTTCGCCCGCACCTGATGCCGACGCCTCCCACGATCTCGGAGACGACGACGGCCCGGGTCATCGGCGGCAACCCTTACGGCTCGAGGACGGCGTCGGATTGGACGACCTGGGCGAAGGTGCGTTGCACGTTCATCGAGGGCTACAACTCCTGGAGCAAGGGGAACAACTCCCTGAAGATTGACGACGGGTATCACCCTGACGACTCCTATCTGCTGCGGGTCATCCAATGGCCTCGGACGATTCCCTGGGTCGATAGCAACAGCGACCCGCATACCGAGTACGAGGGTCCCATCCTCGGCTTCTTGGACAGCGGCGGCGTGCCGGGGAACAACTCCTACATTTCGGTCGGCGCCTACGATTGGAACGGCAACGACACCAGCAACCCCCTTTACACGTCCGCCAACAACAACCTTGACGAGAACGACGCGGCGAACTGCTACACGGGCCAGATCGTCAACGGGACGCACGCGACGACGGCGGAGTGGACGGACGCGGCGGCGACGGCCCCTGCGCTCGGGACTGACATCGGGTCGGGCTCCTTCTCGGGATACGTCAGCATCACGGGGTTCACGGCCTTCTGACCCCCCCCTTGCCACCCATGCCAAGGGTAAGGGACTCATGAGCTGCAACACCGTCACGTTCAAGAGGGGTAGCACCTTCTCCACAAACTGCACCTACACGCCCGGGGCGTCGGGTCCTGCTGACCTCCTGACGACGACGGTCAGTTCGACCATCAAGGACGCGGGCGGGTCCGAGTACGACCTGACCATCACGAAGGCCGTTGACGGCCTGTCGTTCACGGCGAACTACGTCGGCAGCACGTCGGCCTGGGCGCTGGGCAACGCGAAGTGGGACATCAAGTTCGACTATGGCAGCGGGGTGTTCCTGACTGAGACCCTGCGCATAAACGTCATCGAAAGCGTCACCGCCTAATGGCCACCCTTACCATCACCTCATCCTCATTCGGCGGGATCGGTGCGGTCGTCCAGGGGGACGTGCCCGCCACGCTGACCATCGACATCGGCGTCCCTGGTCCCGGGGTTCCCACGGGCGGCCTTGAGGGGCAGATACTCGCGAAGGCGTCCGACACGTCCTACGACACGGTCTGGCAGGACAACTACGCCACGGAACTGCGGGTCGTGGCCCGCAACGAGACGGGGGCGACGCTGGCGAAGGGCACGGTGGTCTACATCAACGGGGCGGCGGGCAACAAGCCGACGCTTGCGAAGGCGCTTGCCACGGGCGACGCGACGTCCGCCCAGACGGTGGGCATGGTGTCGGCTGACATCCTCGACAACGAGAACGGCGAGGTGACGGTGCGCGGCCTGCTGTCCGGGCTGGACACTTCGGCCTTTGCGGCCGGCACGCAGCTTTACCTGAGCGGCACGACGGCGGGTGCGGTGACGAGCACGAAGCCCGTCGCCCCGATCCATCTGGTCTATGTCGGCATCGTCTCGCGGCAGCACGTCAACCAGGGGCAGGTCGAGGTGGCGGTGCAGAACGGCTACGAGCTGGACGAACTGCATGACGTCCTCATCGTGGCTCCGGCTGACGGGCAGGTGCTCAGATACGAGGCCGCCACGTCCCTGTGGAAGAACGCGACCTCGACGGCCTCGGTGGCCTGGGGCGGCATCACCGGGACCCTCAGCTCGCAGACGGACCTCCAGACCGCGCTCGACGGCAAGGCTTCTCTGACCGGGGCCACGTTCACGGGCAAGGTCATCGGCACGGCGACGGCGACGGACGCGGGGGTCAACCTCGGGACGGTGACGGCTGCGCCGACGAACCTCGTGGACGGCGACATCTGGATCACGGACCGGCTGTCCTACCGCAACAGGTTCGGCAACACCATTTCGACCGTCTCGCAGAACCAGACGAACGCCATCACGACGAGCGCTGCGGCGTCCTATGTCCTGAGCGTCACGCAGAACGGCAACGGCGGAGCGCTGAAGGTCGTGAACAACGGCACGGGCGACTCCTTCCGCGTGGAGGACGAGACGCCTGAAAGCACGCCCTTCGTCATCAACGCCGACGGGCGGGTGGGCATCGGGGCGACCCCTGACGCGACGGCGGCCCTGGCCGTGGACGCAGGCGGCATCAAGTTCGACGACGCCACGGTGCAGACGACGGCCTTCGTGTCCGGGGTCTACGCGCCTCTGGCAAGCCCGGTCTTCACGGGCAACCCTACCGCGCCCACCCCGGCGACGGCTGACAATGACACGAGCATCGCCACGACGGCGTTCGTCAAGGCGCAGGGGTATCTGACTGCCAGCACGGTCGACGTGCAGGTGTTCGGCGGACCTTCATCCAGCGGGAACTTCACCTGGAACAAGCCGTCGGGTGCGAAGATGGTCGAGGTGTTCATGTGGGCTGGCGGCGGAGGCGGCGGATCTGGAGCCCGTCAGGACACGACCTCGGGACGCTGGGGCGGCGGCGGCGGGGGCGGTGCTGCTGGCATCTTTTTCAAGATTGGCGCAGACCTTCTTGGCTCATCCGAGACCGTCACGGTGGGGGCCGGAGGAACGGGCGGAGCTGCGGTGACGACTGACAGCACGAACGGCAACCCAGGCACGAACGGCGGCGACAGCACGTTCGGCCCTATGGTCTGCCGCGGTGGCAGATTCGGGTCAGGCGGGACGACCAGCACAGGCACAGGTGGAGCATTTATTGCCAATGTCTTTTGGTTTGTACAGAATACAGGATTGAACAGCGGCCCCGGCGGGAACGCACCTACCAGCGCCCTGACGGTCGACTACAGGTACTTTGCCGTCAGCACGGGCGGCGGAGGCGGAGCGAGCCGAGGTGCCAACATCACGACTGCCTCAGCGGGCGGCAGTGGTGGCACCAAGTCTGCGGCGAGTACCTCAACGGTAAGCGGCCTCACGGCTGCAATCGCAGGCGGAGCCGGAGGCATCGGCGGAACTTCTACCCCTGCGGTCGCTGGCGTCGACGGCCACTATTGGGGCGGCACGGGCGGCGGCGGCGGATACTACCGACCCAGCGAGGCTGGCGATGCCGGAGCGACCGGCGGCTGGCCCGCTGGCGGCGGCGGTGGCGGCGGCTGCTCGGACAACGGCAACAACTCCGGCGCAGGCGGCGCAGGCGCCAACGGCATCGTGGTCGTCATCACCTACCGCTCATGATAACTGACTCCACCAACCGCTCGTGGACCCCGTCCGCCGACCGCTCCTTGTGGAAGGCTTCCGACGGATCCACCCTCAAGGTCAACCCGCAGTCCACCGACGAGCAGGTCCTGGCCTGCATCGAGAACATCCTCGCCACGCCTGAACCGAAGACGGAGGCCGACCGCATCGCCGAACTTGAGGCGCAGGTCGCCGCCCTCATCGCGTCCATCAACAACCCTTCCTGACATGATCACCCACCTCCTCGCCCTCCTGGTCGGCTTCGTCGCCGGCCTGCTCGTCTACCGCAAGCACGCCGAGAAGCTGAAGGCCGCCGAGGCCGACGCCCGCGCGAAGGCCGACGCCGTCAAGTCCGCCCTGAAGTGACCCCGTGCGTCCGCTCCTGGTCATCGTCGCCCTCGCGGCCCTGACCGGGTGCGGCACGCTCAAGGGCTGGTTCGGCGCGGGGAAGCCCGACGACCCGCAGCCCGTCAAGGTCGAGCAGGCGACGGGCCCGAACGACCTATCGAAGCTCGGCGACAAGATTGACAAGTCGGACAGCCGCGTCGGCGCCGCCGTCACGGTGATGGTCGAGAACAAGGACAAGCCCGCCGTGGTCGAGGCGGAAGGCAACCTCGCCCTGTCCTACCTCCCGAAGCCGTCCGAGGGCGACGTGGCCTTCGCCCGCCAGCGCGCCGCCAAGGCCGACCCTGCCGCCTACGTCGAGCAGTCCAAGTTCGCCCGGACCTTCCTCGCCCAGATGGAGAAGGATTGGACGGACGCCCAGGCCAAGGCGAAGAAGAACGCCGACGACCTGACCGCCGCGCTGATCCGCGTCAACGAGCTGACGGCGGAGGTGGCCAAGGTCCGCAAGGAAGGGGAGGACAATCTCCGCAAGGTCGAGGCCGAAGGGTCCAAGAACCTGTGGAGTCTGGCCGCAGTCGGGCTGGCCGTGGTCGGCGCCCTGTGCACGGCCTTCCTCGGGCCTAAGGTCGGGCTGCCGCTCATCGCGTCCGGCGCCCTGATGGGGTCCGTCCCCTTCATCTACTCCTCGCCGTGGTTCGCGTGGGTCATCGGCGGCACGCTGGTCTTCTGCGCCGCCATGCTGGCGTGGTACGTCTGGGACAAGGTCCGCGACGCCGTGAACAAATCCGACGACAATGGGATACAGGAAGAAGATCCGAATCCGTGAGCGCCGGATGAAGCGGGCGATGGGGCTTTGCACGAACGAAGGGGACGGCAAGACGTTCACCATCGACATCCATCCCGGGCACAGGCAGGAGAAGTCGCGGCTCAACACGACGGTGCACGAGGCCATCCACGCGGGCGAGTGGTCCCTGTCGGAAGCCCGCACGGTGGCCATCGCCTGGGCGGTCACCCATGTCCTCTGGCGTCAGGGATGGCGCCGCATCCACAAATGAGCGCCGCCCCCATCGACCCCGATCAGGTCCCGCAGGAAGTGAAGGACGGCCTCGTGGCGGGCGTCCTCGGTTCGCTTGCGATGGCGGCCCGTCTGCTGCTGTCCGCGGAGCCGGTGTCCTTGGGCTGGGTCATCCGCCGCATCTTCGCCGCGGGCATCACCGCCCTGTTCGTCGGCTTCTTCCTCCAGGAGCACGTCTCGTCCGTCCCGCTGCGCTACGCCATCATCGGCGTCTGCGGCTACTCCGCCCCCGAGGTGGCCGACTACGCGGCCCGCTGGCTGAAGGGGAAGATGGGGCAGGAGGTCGCCAAGGTGACGAAGAAAGGAAAGCCCGATGCCAAGAAGCCCGGACGACGGAAGCGCTGAACGCAACCTGCTGCTGACGGTCTGCACGCTGGTGGCCGTGGCGGGGCTGGCGGCCTTCGGGTCGGCTTACATCTGCGGGTATGTCCTGGACGGCTTCGCCAGCTCGGAGACGATGGTGCTGCTGATCACGGACGCGGGGCTGAAGTCGGACGACGCCAATCTTGAAAGGAAGTTGACGGCGGCGACGGCGGCGCTGACGACCTGCCGGGACTTGGGGGTGGCCCTTGGGATGGGGTGCTTGGGGGTGGGGGTGGCGGCTCTGTATCGTCTGGGCAATCAAAACGCCTCCTGAGGGCAGCCAGACCCCTTTAAGACCCCATCCAGTACCGCCCCCTGACCTGCTTTGGGCGGGGACGGCGGGGGCGTTTGCCCCCCTGGAGGCGGGCCCCTACGGGTCGGGCCTCTACCCTTGGGCGGGCTGGCAAGAGTCTTGCTGAAAGATGCTTGACGGAAGTTTATTCGTCCCCCAGAGTCGGGAACGTTCCACCCAACAACCATGACCAACATCGAAAAGAACATCCGGCTCACCGAGCTGGCCTGTGAAGCCAACAACATCCGCCGCGAGGTCAATCGCCTCCAGGCCGAACGCGCCCGCCTCGCCGGCCGCGTGAACGACCTCCTCATCGAAGGCATCCAGATCGCCATCGACAACGCCGAGGACCGTTTCATCGCGGTCACCAATCAGATTAACGCCCTCCGCGCCTAATCTCCCGCCATGCACCACATCCTCGCCGCCGCGTCCAAGGCCGAACTCCAGGACGCCTTCCTCACCGGGTCCGCCTACCTCCTCGCGGGCTTCGCCGCCGTCGTCTTCTTCGGCGTCGTCATGGCCCACATCTTCCGCGACTGACCTTCCCCCCACCACCATGCCCAACACCAAGCCCACCAAACTCCTGACGATCACCGAGGCCGACCGCCTCCAGACCGCCAAGGACATCATCATCGAGCACCGCCGCACGGCCAAGGCCCGCGCCTCGTACGAACTGTACGGCATCCGCTACGGCAACAACCGGCTGAAGGTCGAGCGCATCGACCACGCGCCGACCTCCGGCGACTTCGCCCCGCTCATCGCCAAGACCCGCATCCGCGAACTGGCCGAGACGTGGTGCATGGTCGTCGAGTTCCGCAACGCCTGGAAGTCCGACGACGAGGCCAAGGTC